CAGAGGAAGTGTCGGCATCAACAGTAAGGGTCTGATCCTCCAGTTGGCTGTCAGCCAGATCAGCCAATTGTGCGGTCGCTGAAGATACATCCGCGTCTACGTGAATAGTAATCGAGTCATTGATCGATTCAATTGCAGAACGGATATCCCTTTCAAGTTTATCCGTAATAGCTCGGATGTTTACATATGCAGACCCGATTACAGTCATCTATTCCACCTAATTACCCATAAACTGGGAGTCCCGGTAGACCCTCGTCGCCTAGCTCTACACCGTTATTTTGGCCCACTGGTAGGTTGTCTATCTCTCCTCGTTCTAGGCGAGCATAGAAATCTTCATCATACGTGGCAGCTTCTCGTTCAAGCGTCTCGTAGAATTCTTCGTCATATACTGTGGCACCCTCAGTCTTAATTTTACCATACACTGAGTTAACTTTATTTCGAACCTTAGTGAGTCCGCCATCAATTTTGGCGTCCTCAATCACGTCTGCACAGAGAACAGCATCTATTATATTCATTGCTCTACGAGCAGTGGACTTGCAGATTAGATCATACAAGTCCACGCCCGATGCTAGATACTGTCCATCTATGAACGACCAGTTACTAAGAAACTGCCGTCCTACTGAGCAGACGCCTTCGTAGGGCGCGAGGTATACGCCTGAATGAGCTTGCCAACTGACTGGGAAATCGCAATCACATCGATCTCCTCTTCGGAGGTACGTAGGTGGGTGTCCAGACGGGTATACTCTTCTGCATCAAGTGCCTCTTTGAGGAAGTTCTTGAACGCAACGATGGACGAGACACCGCCACCGTCCGATGCTTCAAGGAAGTCCATGAGCACGATACCCTGAACAAAAGGCTTTGCTGTGAATGTCTCCCCGCCAAGTTCAAATGTTACGGTCTCGGGAGCCTTGCCTTCTTCGGTGTTCTCACCGGAGGCGGAAAAATTGCGGCTGTCTGCTGCTGTAGGCATATGTCGTTCCTAATATACGTCGTTATCTATCGAATTACACGAGACAGGTTATCTGTCAGATACCTGTTCGGCTTGGTTCCCGGATGGAAAACCATTTTGCTATACACTATTCTACCATGGGAATAGAAGCGCAATGTTTGCGCTCTACGCGGAAGAATGATATGAGGTTTTGTACCGTTGTGGTGCATTAGAGCGATGCGGTTGTTTGCACCTACTGTCGCCACCAGCCCCTTGCCGTCCCGTACCACTTGGTATCGAATGGACTTCTTCAGGGTACCGGTCCTTACCCCGACCTGCCGTCTTGCGAGGCCCTGTAGCTTTATGGCTCTTTTCCTGAGATAGTTCCCTACATCTCCTCTGGGAGATGTGGTCAACTGATCATAGGCAGCTTTGTTCAGTACGAACTTCATTAGGATTGAGCCGATACTGCGGACGCCGTTACCACCAGCGTCATGGCCTGAAAGCCTCCCTGCGGAGATCCTGCGGAAACGTCAGCAAGGGCACCTATGGTCATGGTTTCACCGGCACGAAGGCCAGCATCCATTAGAAGCATGGCATCCTGCATTTGCTTACGGGCAATATCGCTCTGGACATCCGAAGGCAAAGTCTGTACTCCCGTCACAGCCTGAGCAAATTTGGCCGGAACCGTAGTTGTGGGGTTAGCTGCCACTGTGTTAGGCTGCGGGAGAGCGCGGACCACTTCAACAATGTAGACTCCAGTACGCGGTCCAGCGCATTTGACCGGTTCCTGAGCTTGGTTACCCGGAAGACCCGAGTAACCTTGCTCAAAGGAAACCGTCACCTGTTCACAATCGTGAACGGTATCGCCTTGACCGCCGACTGCGAGGTATCTTCTTGTCGGAAGATCCACTCCATGGTCGGCATACGTCGCTACAACAGTGTTGAGGATGAGGTCCGCTATCTCGACAAATTCATTTGGATCGAGCATAGCGGGTTTCCTTAGGTGTTAGTTGATGATCTCGTTTAGCTTACTTACGAGGGTCTTACGGTTCTCACCGTCAAGCTCCGCGGAAAGGGCCTTCTCAGCCTTCTCAGCGTCGTCTCCGACCCATGCGAGGACTTCCTTGATGGAACCCTCGGGAACTGCCTCTTCGTCGGTCTGAGGGGCTTCTACGGCCTCCTCAGATACCTCCTGATTGAAAGAGTCAACGGTCGGATCGGCTTGTTCTACGTTAGGTTCGTTGTATTCTGGTGCTGCGTAAGGATCTGTATCACTCATATTAGTTCACTCTTTCTGCTCTTACCGCTCCCGGCAAGAACACTTTAGGCCTCTTCTTGGCCTTGTAGGGATTTACTGCTGCAAGGAAGAGATCTATTTCGTAGATTCCCACCTTGCCATTAGAGATAAATTCCTGAGGGTCCATCACAGTGTATGATACTCCCTGACGAGCTACTGATGAGATTCGTTCAGGGAGTGCACACGATGGGTCACTCATGTCGGAAAGTATCAGTTCGTTTGCCAGTCGAATTGCTGCTCTCTTACCCGCTGCTGGCGGAGGAGTACCGTACGTGTATGTGACCGAAAGTTCGTTCACAGGGTCCAGTACCCACGGGAGAGCATGTTGCCTCACTAGGTAGCTATTATTTCTTAGGGAAAACTCGGACGGAGTTAGCTCACGCCCCAAGTGTGTAACAGAGTCTATCGATCTGACCGGTGTGTGGCGCAAGCGAAGGTTTCGCTGGCCTTCCGAAAATCTGGGAAGGTTGTACATACTCCCAGAGATAACGTACGGACTGGTTAGGTTTGACGTTGCGATATCTGAAGTATATACTTCAGTTACAGTCTGAACCCCTGTGTACTTCTCTCCTGACAGCTTGTAGAGAATGAAGCTGGCAAAATGGACAGCAGATTCAGTATATGGCCCAGTCGGGTCGCAAGTGTCTGCTGCACTAATCCATAGAGTAGCCATTTTTCTCCAATGCTCTTTCAGTCAATTATACCATATGGTAGAAACAAGACTGGCTGGCCTCGTTGAATAGAGACCAGCCAGTTTGATATAGCGGCGGTTATGTTACTGTTTGGTAGCCAGTTCCAGCAGGGATCGTAGAGGTACGTGCCTGCTGTGCAGGAGCGTCCGATGCGAACGGCCAGAGTGGGGCGGCAGGTCCGTCACCGAATCCTGTGTTTCCGACAGCCCAGCCTTCGAAGCTGGTAGCCATCATGTCGTTCTGGATCGCACGCTCTCCAGAAAGCTGCATCTGTGCGTACGGGAACACGAAGTGCCAGTACGGGTTGGTGCTGGTCTGACGGCCACCGACGTTTGCGATGGACCAGACTTCAATGGCAACACCGTTAGGCGTTGCGTCAACACCTACAAGAGGCATCTTCCAACCAACAGTCTGTCCACCGGAGGATAGCAGGGTACCACCAGCAATGATCTGTGAGAACTCGGGGTCCGGGTCACAGAGTGCGATGCTGAGGGTTACGCGCTTGAGGGTACGTGCAGTCTTCCATGAAGCACATACTGTACCGTCTGCGGCCTTAGTGGTGAATTCTTCGCCGTCTTCGTACTCGGGAGTATATCCGAGAGAGACGAACTTCTTAGTAACGTATGAAGCGCTAGCTCCAGTGACGAGGGCACCTGCTGCATCCAGTTTGGTAACTCGGATTGCAAGTCCTCCAACGCTGGCAGCGTTATCGTGAGCCATGTGGTTCTCCTAATTATGCGTAATCTAGTGTGAGGTCAACTAGTACTGCGTACGAGTCGGTGGTAGCCCATGTGACGGCTGCTGACCCGTCAACGAAATACTCGATATCGTTGATTCGGGAGTTGACAGCCTGATTAAGGTTTCCCGGTATGACAACTGTCGGACCAATGCGGACGGAGATAGGGCCGGTTGCGTACATCCACGCCTTACCAGCGCCAGCGTTGACACCGGTTGGACCCTTCTTCGAGTAACCCACGCCTGATACAACGGAGTTTCCGAGAGGAGAGACAAGCTTTCCGCCATCTTTGTCAAGGTTGAGGGCCGAACCGACTACCGTAGGAACGTGGATGACACCCTTTGAACCCAGAGAGGCGTTTCCAAGGGCTTCTTCCAGCAAGCCAAGACCGTAACGAATCTTTACTGCGGTTCCAGCGGTAGGGGTTACATCAACAGATTGCGCCGAAGCGAGATATCTGTTATCATTGGGGGAGTCAAGAAGTTTTGCTATATCGCCATTCCAGAATTCAATCTCGATTGCCTTCTGCATCACAATATTCAGCGCTTTCTTCGCGCTGTCTTCAACCTCAGCCGGGTTGGTTCCCATGGTGGAAACCTTCACGGATGCCTTAACATCGAAGGGGTAATATGTCTTGAAGTGCTCTTTTGAAGCAGAGTTGTCAATGACAGTAACGGTCTCTGTCGGGCTTGCCCCGAAGATGGAGCCGTTGGCTACAACAACGCCAGCGTCCTTGTTCTCGTAGGTAATCCCGGAGGTCCAAAAGCTATCGTTGTGATCGTACGTAGTGGTAGCTGGACTCAGAATACCGTAAGGGGCGACCTCAAGTCCCGCTGTGGGAACTAGGGTTGTGTTACTGCGTGCCATGTTAATTCCTTAAGTTAATTCTGAGTCCAGCTACTTTTTACTATTTGATTACTGACTAGCTAACCGCTGTAGTAGCGGAAGATGAACCCTTGATTGCAAGAGCGGAGGTTACGCGTAGAGACTCAACGCCGACCTTTGCAACACCTTCGAAAGTCTCAATGAAGAGCTTGTAGTCGTTGGTGCCGTTGAGGGTAGAGTCACGGACGATACCGAGATCAAGAGTTCCACCATCAAGGAAGAGGAAGGTTCCCTCAGAGAAGAGGTACCAGATCACGTTGGCCGGGAAGCCAAGCAGTGCGCCAGCGTTCTGTGCACCGAAGATCTGGCCGGTCTCACCGTCAAGGTGCCAAGACACGTTGATGTTACGAGTAGCGAACCACTTGTTGATCTCGGCTTCGCCAAGGTTGAAGGTTCCGTCGCGTCCGTCTCCCGGAAGCTGCTTGGTCAGGTCTGCACGAAGTGCGTTCTTGAACCACTCAGGGAAGATAACACGGAGAGGAGCGTTCGGGTCAAGACGGTAGCGGCTACGGTAAGCAGCAGCGGCCTGCTCGATCTGAACAAAGATGTCGCGAGCGGCACCAAGCTGGGAAGCAGCGGATACGGAAGTGGAGAGAGCACCGATTCGTGTAAGCAGACGGGTCTCAGCAAAACGTGCCTGCTGAACCATAGCTAGCTGGGTGTGGCGCTCAACAAGCTCGGGGTAAGCGCGTGCTCCAAGGTTACCGAAGGTAAGGCAGAGCGGGATAGCGTCGGTGTAGACGGTGACTTCAACGCCTGCTGCGACACGAAGACATGGCTTGACGGGGTTCGGCGCGTCCGGAGTGGAAGCGTCGATGTCGTCCTGCATTGTCCATACGGAGACAGCGCCCTCAAGGTCAGCAAGGACCGGAGGAGTCATGAAGCGTAGACCGCCACGGTCAGCACCGAAGACTGCAAGAGCATCACGGACAGGGCGGACAGAAGTCTCACCAAGTTCGAAGATGTCATAGGAAGTCTCAACCGGTGCGGTAAGACCACCGGCAGCAACGATAGCTTCAGGAGCTACAACTGCGTTGATCTTGGCGCGGTTACCTTCGATGTCGTTGGCGTTAAGCATACGCTCAGCCGGGAACGTGGTGGAGAATGTAGCAACGGTGTGCTGCTCTCCGTCGCCACCGGAAGTGCGGCCCATGCCGTGCTTGCGGGAGAGGATTGCCTGAGCAACCTCAGAAATGCTGGAGAACTCGGAGCCTGCGGTAATACCGGGAAGGTCAGCGCCAGCGGTGATTACAACCGGAGCAACTGCCTTTGGTGCAGGACGTAGTTCTGCGGGAGCTTCGAATTCAAGAGGCTCATTTGGGGTGTTAGAGGCGGTCACTGGTTCCTCCGAACTTTCTGTGTTAGAATCTTCTGTAGCGAACTCTGCTACGGTTTGAATAGGGGTTTCGGAAGCGCTTTCAGCTTCCGGAGCTTCTTCTACAGCAGCCTCAGATACTTCGGCTACCTCAACAGCAGCCTCAGCCTGTGGGGCTTCTGCGATAGATGCCTCAGCTTCAACTGGGGCGTCTGCTACGGCTTCTGTCACAGTCTCGGACTCGGCAGAGAAGGGCTTGAGATCCTTCTTCTTTTCCTCATCGTCCTCTTCTGCGTCAGCAGGAGCTTCCTCAACCTCTTCTTCGGCAGGGGCTTCAGCGGGTGCTTCTTCCTCTTCCTCTGCATCAGTCGCAGCAAGTTCCTCTTCGCCAGTCTCTTCGCCTTCAACTTCTTCGCTAACTTCGCCATCAGTTGCTTCTCCAGCGTTCATACGCGAAATAGCTTCTTCAGCGGCAGCGGATAGTTCAGCGGCCTCAGCTACACGACGTTCCTGCTCTGCAACGATTACATCGTTAGCGTCAGCAAGTTCGTTCATAGCGTCTACGGCTTCACGAGTGGGGGCATCTCCAATGGAGTCGGAAAGTGTGCCGAATTCGGCAACAATCTTTTCCTGTAGGGCAGTAAGTTCTTCCGGTGATAGATCGGCAAGGCGATCTAGACTTTCGCGGATGGAATCCACAGTCCCTCCTTAAGATTTTATAGAGGTTGGACAGAGCGTCCAATCGGGCTTTTACGACATTCGGCAGAAGGGCGGATATCTATATACACGCGCTTTGTTAAGTATGACTCTAGTATATCATAAAAAATGACATGTGCAGCAAAGTTTTTTCGACTACCTATTGAACTTTGCTCGAAGTTGTGCTAGCTTCTCAGAAAGTTCTGCTTCCTCCGACTGACGGATTGACATCATACGGGCGCGAGCATTTTCAGCCCTTACAGACAATTCAGCGTTCCTTTGAGCAATTACGCCAGACATACGGTCTCGTACAGAGGCTACGTCCGCAGATAGTGTAGTGTTTTCTATTGCTCTAAGTCGTGCATCGAATTCTTCCAGTTTGCTGTTTTCCTTTAGTTCAGCAAGATAAGCAGCACCAGCAGCAACAAGCGCTCCCGGAACACCACCGGCTGCTGTAATTGCGCGGGCAATTGGGAATCCGGGGACGTTGACAGCACAGACAGCAACAAGCTCAAGGCGACCATTGATCGGACGCCAGTCACCTGAAGGGCTGGACGCACGGAAAGCACGGATCTGAGACGGAGTAACATCCGGACGGAGAGACCCAGCAACCCAAATGCCAAACTGATCTTCACCGGCAACAACGTCGGCTACTGCCGAATCCGTATCATCATAGTGTTTAATAGCTTCCTCAGCAGATGCGTTTAGGGATGCGTGACCACCGGCAAGAGTAAGCTGTCCAACCTGAATGTCACCCTCATCCGTTCGCAGTACACCGTTACGGAAATAAGCGTACTGTGACGCGGAACGCGGAGGCCTAACGTTTCGTCCGGGCATACCGATGTGGGAAGTCTGCCATGCGGCAATATGTCCGAAGACTCTTCCATCATCCGTGATATTCAGCGGAGTAGGGGCCGTCAATCCGGGGTCTTTGAACCACGACTTGGGCGGAACCATAGGGGCAGCAGACGCAGCTAGCGCGGCAAGCTGGTACTCATAGTCATCCGGAGTTTCCTCGTAGATCCCATCTTCAAGAGGCGCTACTTCGATCTCCAGAGTTGGCTCTTCTTCAATCATGATAAAGCACTCCTGAAATGCTGGTTTAGGTACGATAGTAATTCCCATCAGACGTGCAGCCTCAACTACAATCTTGTCGTTCTTGATGGAATTGTTTTTCTTATTGGAAAGCTCTTTATCTTCGCTTTCCTCAGGCTCTTCAATTTCAGCCTCAAACTTATCAAGGTCCACGGAAACACCACGTAGGAATCCGCCACGGACCATGCGCTCTGCCTCACGGCCAAAGGGTCCAACATCAAATACACCGCGTGCGTTTGCCAGACCGTTTTCCGTTGTCTCAATGGAGTCAATTCGTCCAACCACAACAGAACCCTCATGACCGGCTCCGGTCTTGATTTGCCACATTAGGGGTAGCGGAAGATTACGTGTTGTGATAGAGTTCTTCTTGAAGGAACGTTCATCACCGGAGGACACTTCGGTAGGTACAGCGACAGGAATAATGAAACGACCACCAGAGGACTCAATGCCACCACATGCGACCAGAGGGGCAACAGGTGTATCTCCATTGCCGTCAAAATACTGACCCTGCTCCTTGTCGAAGGTGTAGAGTTTTACATCAATGGAGTTAGACAGCGCAAATTCCATTGCGCTGGAGGCAGCGGAAGCAACCATGGCTTCGTCAAAATAGTCTAGCGAGTTGACGATTTGCTCGTCAAACTGTGGCATGATCTTCAAGGTTACTTCTTTCTTCTACGCGGAACGTACTGCCCTGTAGCAACATCGTGGGTGTGGTTGTATACACCGAACAGGCTTCTGTGGTACTTCTGTGCAAGCCCCCAAGCCCTCTGTGGTCCGACATACTTTGACAGGTGTCGATGCGCTCGGGTAAGATCTCCCTTGGTTCCCCAGCGGATCTTAAGTGCTCCCTTGCCGTGAGTCCAATACGCCTGAAGCTTGGCTACGTTCTTGAAGTCAGAAGGAGTATCGGCCACACCCGGAACACCGGACGCGACAAGGATTTCACCGAATTCACCGTAGAGTCCCTTTGATGCGGAAAGCTCACCGATCTCGGCAAGAGAGAACTCGCGCCACTCAGCAGGAACAATATCCATGCGGTTGAGTGCGCGTGCACGCTTGCGGATGTGGGCCTTGACAAAGAGATCCTGTGAACCGGCAGACGCAACTACAGCATTCTGAAGGTCTTCTACATCAATTATAGTGTATGATCCATTAGGCATTGCGTAGCCGGATGCGGCGATTGGAGCCGCTTCCGGGGCCGGTACAGTCTCGGAAGCCGGTGGTTCGGTCTGGTCTTCTCCAGCATCGTGAGCGTCGATCTGCTCAAGCACGGTCTTAACCGTCTCGGGATCGGGAAGTTCGACAACAGGTGGTGGAGTCGAACCCTGAAGCTGGCTGAGCATGTCCGGTGATGCCGTCCACTGCCCCTGAGCACGGACGAACGCCGAAGGCTGTCCGTTCTGCTTGACAATGGCTACAGCATCGAGTACGGCAGTCTTGTCAACCTCGTCAACGATGGCAAAATATAGAGCCTCGTTTGTAGGGCCGGTGGCAGCGTCCTCTAGGGCTTGATCCTCTTCGGTGTGGACCGGTTCTCCAGCAGCCACAATAGGGGCCTCAGCAGCCGTTGTGAGCCATTCCGCGATACGTGCGGCTGGGTCAGCAACGAGAGGGAGGGCGAGCGGAAGACGGGCCTTCTTTTTCTTCGGCTTCTTGTCCTCATGGTCAAGAACAGTCTTTGTGTCAGGAGACTCACCAAACTTGCCTCCAGCACCACGACGCTGTACCTTGGCGTTCTGGGAGCGCTCGGTCGGGGTGTACTGTCCGTCACCGGCAGCAGCAAGGATAGAGTATGCTTGATCCAATTCATCATAGTCTATCTCAGAATCCGCAAGCGTAAACAGGTTGCGCTCTTCAGGATTTGTATCAAGAATATCGAACTCTTCGGCAGTGCCGGAATCAAGCCAGTGGGCGAACTCATCAGCCGTCATCTCATCAATCGGGATGATCTGAGGTTCGTCCACTTCTGTCATATCCAGATCCGGGATCAGGGCAAAGCCCTCCGGGGTCCAAGCGTAAACTTCCCCGGTCTCATAGTCTACAGAAAGTAGTCTGTTGACGATTGTTGAGCCGGGATCGGAGCCGACAGCGAAATAGGCGAAAATATCATCATCAAAGTTGTACTTAGGATGAGACGAAACCTCTATCTCGTCCGGTGCTCCATCGACAGCAGATGCGACAATCTTGGAAGCCCATTTGCGGCCTTTGTATCCACCGCGTAGCTTCTCGGAGATCTCGTTATCAGCAAAGTATCCGTGAACCCATTGCACATCCGAGAGAGATACGGTAGGATCAGTTGCAAGGCGTCGGGCGGTTGCAAGCTCAGCCTCAGGCAGAGTATTGAAGAGGGAGGAGATGGTTTCCTGAATTTCAGCCTTTACAGACTCAGGAACGCGGTAGGGCTTCTGCTCGCCAACAATCTCAACGGATGCAGCTACAGGGGCAGGCTCAGCAGGAGGGGCCTCACCACCTGTAGGGGCTGTATCAGCCTCTCCTTCGCCATTAATGGCCTTGTCATCAGCCACCATATCATCGAAGTCGCCCTCGGCAGCTTCCGTGTACTTGCCTAGGCTTCGGCCACCCGGAGCAAATAGCTGGTAGGCTAGAGGGTTTCCGCTTTCTTTGTCGTTAACTGGTTCGGTACCATCCAGAACCTCATTGTGTAGTCCTTGAGCCTCATCTACCATATTTGCGGCGAGTGCGTACCCATCCGCACGCTCAATAACAGCCTCTCCCGACTCCATAAGAGCCTTCTTGAAGGCAGGGGACTTGACAGCGGATGCAAAATTGTTGTTCTCGTCACGGATCTTCTTGCCATCAGGCGGAAGTGTAGCCTTCGACGCGATAACCCTTATGGCCCCCGGAAGTACGATCTTCTGTGTGACAGTGCCATCAGCATTCTTCTGATCTACGTAGGCTTTACCATCTACAACACTAGTGACGACACCAGACTGCTCTGCGCCGTCGCCACGGAAACGCACGTTGGCTCCTAGCGAGATCCAGCGTCCGAAACGGTCTCTGAGTTGCTTCTTAGCTTTGGTGCTTCTCCAGTGATAATCGTTCGCCAAAGTTTCGCCTTCCAAGGGGTAGGTCAGTCAGAAAGACCCAGTAAACTACTTTATATGATTTAGACTAGTATACCATAGCAAAGAAAGGTACTGTATCAATAACAGTACCTTTCTTCACTTGGGTTATTTAGTTATTGGTCCAGTGCGGCCAGCGGGAGGATGTCCTGCTTCATTAGGCCAGAACTTGAGTTCTGTACGCCCTTCCAAAGCTCGATTGCTTCTCCGATATCTTCTCGCTCAACATCGATGACCGTTTGATCATAGATGGTAGGATGATCTTCATCCTCCCCCACCTGAACCCAGTCGTCGCCCTCCCAGTAGAACAAATCTCCGGAATCAGTGACCTTGATGAGAGCCAGAACATTGTCCTCATCGTCCACTGTAAAGGAGATCACTTCTTCCGGAACAGTGTTGACCTTATACGAATTTGCAGTCATAATTGCCTTCTTTGCGAATTTGTCCAGAACATCCAAATCGTTGAATACCCTGATTGTGTCAGGCCAGATCTCCGTGGCAGATTCCAGAGTCAGCGGGGAGAACTCGTAGTACGAGTCCCCCGCACTGAACCTAAAGCCGGTCTCGGTTTTCTCCCTCTCGTATCCGCGTAGATCCCATACCCTGTTCCAGTCGTACACCAGCACTTCTGAGGCAGAGGATTCCAGCCACGCATACGAGAGTATGCCGTTGTGATCCAGCCTGTAGACTTTGTAATCTTCTAGAGTTTCCATTTCCATACCTTATCACATACTCCCAGCTTCGGTCAAGTCAACCGGAACATCGTCTCCAGAGGAGACAATGAACTTGTCCAGAGGAAGACCGTTGATCTCCAGAACACCCATTTCTGTGAGCTTCTTGATAACGTCCTTCTTGATGTACGAAGGCATGGTCACGAAGGCCCAGTCCGACAGGGGAACGCTGTCCTTGGGAAGAACCTCGTACACCCCGTAGCCGTGTCCACCGTATGCGATGTCCTTCTGCTGGTCGAACAGCTTGTACGGGGACTTGTGGGAAGTGTCACTATCTGTAGCCTTCTTTCCCCATCCGTCTCCGGGGTTTGCCCAGAAGTCTGTCCTCTTGAAGATAGAGTTCGGCTTCACAATAACCTGCCCACCGCCGTAACCATCGATCATGCTGTTCTTGGATGATGCCTTCTGTGGAGTCAGGTATATGTAGTCACCGGAACCATTTCCCATGTCGGAGTCAGAGGATGATCCGTCCCCACCGATACCCTCAGTGTGACGGTGGAAGGTAGACAGGAGGCCCGGATTGACTCCGGTCATCATGGCAACCCATAGGTCAGGGTCATCGTAACCGGACACCCTGTGCTGGAAGTAGCTCACATTATATTTCTTGGCGAACTCTTCAGCCTTCTCATCACTCAGCGAGAATCGTACTCTACCGTTTGGTTCTGTAGAGAACGTCATATCGTCCGGAGTGATTCCGTACTCCGATGCGATCTTGTCCAGAGCCTTCTTTCTCTCGTCTCCGGTCATGTTCACACGTCCGTCATAGGTTTTGATTGCCCCGGAGTGCTCACCCATCAAAGAGATAAGCTTGTTCTCAGCGAGAACTCGAATATCTCCTGCCGTTGATGGCCTAGCCTTGGCGATTCCAAGATTCTCAAGAGTCTTCTGGAATTGTTCAGGCGTGGAATCAACAGGCATGTGGATCTTGAACGTGTTGTCATTCGAGCTAACGTTCACGCCATCGTCAAAGCTTGCCTTCTGGAAGACAATGGTTGCTCCAGTTTCGGGATCATTGAAGGAGTATCGCTTTCCTGAGTTGACGTATTTCGAAGCAGGCTTGCCGATATCTTTCAGGAGGCCGGTAGTCTTGTCAAGTGCCATCTTTGTTGGATAGATTCCGTTGTCATCGATAGAGACGCTTGGATCGGTGTCAAGCTTTGCAGCCATGGCCTTTCCATGCGGCGCTGTCAGTTTGAACTTCATCTCCAGCTTCTCTGCACCGGCACTGTTCAGAACCTTTGTCATCTTCACGTCCAGATCTTCGATCTGGTCAGAGTCAACAGCAACAGAGAGACCATGCCTTCCAAGGAGGTTGTCCTTGGCAATGGCGTCCATTGCGTCCTTGGCAGTGTACGTTCCGATGTGGGCCTTTGTCCAGTCAGCCTCTCCGCCTTCAAATGAAGTCTTGGATACCGCTGGCTTCTTGATCTCACGAAGAGCGTCCGCTGATGGGTTGGCTGCGATCCACTCGGCAAGGTTCTCATCATACTTCTTCTTTTCCGAATTGTATGAAGCCAGATCCTCGGACTTCTTGGCTTCGTACTCAGCCTTGGCTTCAGCAACCTTCTTATCGTGTGCCTCGATCAGAGATGCATTGTCTGCCTTCTTAGCCTCGATAGCCTCGATAGCTTCTTTGTGCATTTCCTCTGTAAGGTACATCTTGGAAAGAAGTGAATCAACCGCTGACTTGTCTCCGCCCATAGCCTGCTGTATCAGAGACCAGTTGTTGCTCTCCTGTACCGTAGGCTTTGCCTTGTTCGGGTTGTCAAGGTAACGCTGCTCCACCTTTGCCAGCCACTCAGCAGAATCCCACTTTGGAAGCGGTTCCATGGCAGGAGGGTTGAACGAAGGGTAGAACCCCGGATCAGTTGGGGGAGTAGGCTTTGGTGTCCCGTAGAGCGGGCTTTCCATATCCGGTTCCCCGACCTCAAGAAGCTTCAGTCCGGTGTCGAGCTTAGGAGAAGGGTTCGAAAGCATAGTTAGACCCTGCTTGTCAAACTCCTCAGCGGAGCCTCCAGCGAATACCTTGATGGCATTTGCTGCCTGCTCAGCCTTCTGCTTGGCAACCAACTCTTCATGAGCCTTCTTAGCGTAGTCGTTGGAGGACTGCGTAAGCGGATCAATAATGCCGTATCCGTAGCTGTAGTTCGACTCTTCAGGCTTTGCGAAGTTGTTATCCTTCTTCACGTCCTGATGCTTCTTCTTGAGCTTTTCGCCGGAAGAGCTTGTCACGTTCAGCGCTGTCTTCAGGATCTTGTCTACAGTATAGACTTCACCCGAACCATCCATCACCTTATCACCGACGTAGCCGATCTCCCCGAACCCGCTGATGAAGTAATCATCAGACAGCGGCTTGGAGATAGTCACGTTACCCATCTTACTGTACATATCAAAGTCAGTGTACGTTGGACCCTTCATGAGCTTGTTAGGAGTCTTCTTGAACTCCTGCCAAGTTCCGTCCGCCTGCTTCTGGTAGTAGGTGTTGTTTGGACTCCAATAGCTGCTGTGCTTCTCGGGCTTGACGGTGGTGCCTGTCGGAAGCTCAGTCATCTGGCTTGCACTAGCGACATAGACGTGCTTCTGGACACCTGTGTCAACCTTTGGAAGATCCTCTACCGGTTCTCCCTCCGGAGCCGCAGACGAAATCTTGTAGTGTTCGCTTGAGACTCCAGCGGTGAAGAAGTGATCGAAGTTAGCTTCAGAAATGTTCTTATGAGTTATGACTTCAGATCCCTTGGGAGTGTACTGCCAAGTTCCGTCTTCAGCCTTCTCATAAGTTCCGGTCACATTGGACGGGTCCGCTGTTGCACTGTAGTCTATCTTGGTGCCTACCGGAAGCTTACCAAACTCTTCCTTGCTGAGACCGTCAAAGGTGTCTGCCTCAGGTTCAGGAACCTCAGACCCATCAGGAACGACGATTTTATCATAGCCGTACTTCTCAGGGACACCGGTAACAAGCTCAGACATTTCCTGATCGTTGTACTGATTGTACCCTGTAGATTCATTTCCGTAGTATTCCTGCCACTCATTAGGAGCAACCTTGCGGTAGTGGCCCTCATCGACAGGACCGGCAGTCGTTCCAACAGGCATTCCAGCAAGCTTTAGAGCAACGGCATTCTTAAGAACGTCATCTATCTCATCCAGAGCATTTTCGATCTGCGAACCAGACTCCGGGAGAGTAGGAAAGTCCGGATCGTAGTAGTCCGGATTCTCCTCCATGAGGGAATCCATTTCGCTATCGTACAGCATTTCTTGCTGCTCTACGCTACCATTGTACTTAGACCAGAAGTCATCCTTCTCCTTGAGGTAGTGAACGTGGTTCGGGTCACCGATCTTTGTACCTACCGGGAAGCTCTTGGCAACGCTGTTTTCCGGAGATTCCGGTGAGTCGTTGCCCTCTGACTGTTCGCCCTCTTCACCCAAAGATAGGATCTTGGCGTCAGAACCGTCAGCGAGCATGTAGGAGCTAGCCATATCTCCGCTAAGTCCATTGTCTGATGTCCAAGTGGCTCCCTCATCCGGGCTGTTGGAGTACGGTTGCTTGGTCCAAACATCCTGACCCTTGGCACTGGTAACAATCTTAGTACCTGCTGGATATCCATCAAGGTCAAGACCAGACGGGGACATTAGGTAGTCAATGCTCTCGTAGTCATCGAAGTTGTTCCCGATGTCAAGTCCGAGAAGTTCCTTCTCCCAGTCAGCAAGTTCCGGCTCCTTAGGCTCTTCCGGAGCTTCAGGTGCCGTCTCAGGAGATTCAAAAAGCTCCTTCTCCCACTCTGCCAGCGACTCCTCAGCAGGAGCTTCAGGTTCCTGTACACTATCGTTATTGTCGCGAAGGTGAGACGGGATCTTAAACTGGGCCGATGTGGTGTCGGCAATCTTTTGAACCTGCTCAGTAGTACCAGTGACTCCGGTTGGAAGATCATTAATGAACATCTCCCACGTACCATCATCGTTCTTCACAAACGAACTATCGGAGTTCCCGATGGGCAGCGCTGATCCGGCTGGCACACTAAGTGCAGTGTCCTTCCTTGGTCCCTTGGCCGGTGACGATTCTTCTGGACTTGTGATTTCCCAGTCGGTTGAGTTCTCCCCGCCTCCGATGATGGTGTCAGGGTAGAGTTCTTCACCCGTCTCATCATTGGACCATTTCACGCCAGTGTCACTCTTGGTCCAGCTTTCTCCCAGCTTCTTAGAAACAAGCTTGGAGCCAGCCGGGGCCTCGAATGCCTCATCGACAATCTTCTGAACGTAGTCCCAGTCGAACGGCACTTCTGCCGGTTCCTCGTTGGTTTCCTGCTCGGTCGGAGCTTCCTCCGGGACTTCATCAGGCTCCACCAGCGCTGGAGTCTGTTCAGCCTCAGGAGCTTCTTCAGGGGTCTCCTCAGGGGCTTCCTCTACCTCTGGCTCTACAGCTTCAGACTCGGCTACCTCCTCGACAGGTACATCCTCTTCTTCAACGGCTTTAGCAGGTTCGTCGGAATCCTCCGGAACATCCTTGCCGTCGAGACGTGCATCACCCTTTTCATAGAGTGCGTCAAGCTTATCGCTGACTTCCTTGGTCCAACCCTTCGCAAGCTCGGCTTCAAGCTCGTCAACCTGCTTCTGCTCGGCAGCAGTGAATCCGGAATCGTTGTACTTGGGCGCGTTAGTGTCCTCTGGAGCGACAGGGGTTGCCTGCTCTTCCAGAGACTTAGTGACAGCAGCCTTCTTTGTGGTCGGCTTGCTGTCCCCGTCAAAGACGATTCCAAGGCTGTTGATGGTCTTGTAGATACCCTTGACCGTACCAGAGCGGACTTCGCCCTTGTGCATGGCCTCAACCTTGTCACCAACATAGATCGGCTGGTTGTTCTGGCTGACGATGAACAGCTTGCCGTTGGCAGGGTTGTTTCCGATGTCTCCCGGAGCCATGTCGGACACGTCAAGAGGCTCGTTGGATGCAGCTTCCTTGTCAAACGAACTGATAAGGTGCGCCTGTGAGATCTTGGTGGTCCCGTCATCGAACTCGATCTTGGCGGATTTTCCGGCAATGATCTGGATGACCTTACCGGTACCCTTGGTCTTGTGAGCAACACGAGAACCAACGAATGCCTGCTTACCGTCAGCCATCGTGACAGATGGGCCGTCAGTCTGAACAGTCGAAGCCTCGGTGGTCTCGTTAGATGGCTCATCGTTGCTCTGACCAAGTACCGACTCATTGGTGACTCCCAGCATCTTAAGGGTGCTGACAGCCTGATCCAGTGCGAACTTCTTGTCTTCTTCGCTTACATCAGGACCAACCTTCAGGAACTTGAGGGCATGGGCCTTGAGAGCAGCGTCAGGGTCTTCTTCATCCGTGCTGGATGTATCCTCAGCGGCCTGTGAAGGGGCCTCAGGCGCGTCAGAATCCTCCGGGGAGGTACTTGCCTCATCGTCGTCACTCTGGGCGCTCTCAGAGGCATTCAGGATATCATCAAGAACTTCAGCCATGTTCGACTGAAGCTGTCCGTTGTCACGGAGTTCCTTGATCTGGTCTGCGGTCATCCACTTGAGATCTTGGATCTCATGGCGGTCAACGTCCTCCAGCGAGACCTCAGCACCCTCAGGGGCATCGAAGATCGCGTAGTTGTAACCCCAGTCCGGAGCGGTTGAGTGCTTGTAGCTGGCAACCGGTTCCCCATTGAGTTCCAGTCCAAGCTCTTCCTCAAGTTCAATCTTCGCCGTTATACCGTTGGCCTCAGAGTCGGACTTGATCATGTGAGCACCACCGGGAGTGGACCACATGTTGGGGGACGTGGACAGAGTAGATGAACGCTGAGCTAGAAGATATTCATACTCACCGTCGGCGTTCTTACGGCGCGTAAAAGCTCCTTCGCCGCCGAACTGTCCCCAGTGGCGGACACCTGTGGAATCCCAGTAGTGTACCTCACCTGAATTGGTGTTGAACGGGATGAACGGAAGGTTCGGCGGAACAATGGTACCGTTACGAAGCCCCTGCCATGCAGAGATGGAGAGACGTTCCTTCGGGTAGTATACCCCACGTTCGTTCTGTTCAATAGTATAGTCCTGAAGAACGTTAGGGTTCTCCGTGGTTGCCTTAGGGTACTGCTTCTTCGGCTTCTCCTGCTTTGGCAGGGAGGATGGAAGAATAGGCTCAAACGGCTCATCTTCTGATACCTGTTGCTCCTGCGGAGCGACTACCTCTGACTTGTTGGCGGAAGGCAGTACAGGCTCAAACGGCTCATCTTCCGATGGCGCGTTGGACTCATCCGTAGGCTCTATAAGCTTCGGTGCCGGTGCACTGGATTCAGATGTAGTAGGTTCCCCTGAGTCATCCGAAGACTTCTCCACGTTGAGTGCAGCGGCCTTCCTGATGATGTCCTTGCGGCGAGCCTTGAGGGTGTTGGCAAGATGAACTGCTTCCCCGCCCTTGTAGCCTAGGGCTTCAACCATGGCGTCGATCTCTTCAGGGGTGACAGCCTCAACACGTGCAGCGGAGTCAACCAACTGCTGGTCGGTGATGTCTTTGAAGACCTTAGGAGCGGTTCCAAACTGGCGGAGACCGTCCCAGTCCTTGACCTCGTTACCCCATGCTCCCGGCTGCTGCTCGTTCTTGAGACCGCCCTGAGCACGGAACATCATGGTTCCACCGGTATCAATGCGGACAGGGTTGCCGTTCGCATCGGTGACAATGTTGTCATCCTCAAGACCGAGAACATCCCAGTTGGCAAGCCAAGCGTCAACGGCAAAGCCTTCACGGATCTTGTCCATGTAAGCCTTGTCGCTGTACTTGTTGAACAGATCGGTCTTTGCGCCCTCGATCATCGGGGACGCGGTTCCCATCTTGCCGTTGAACGTGGTGAGCTTCAGTCCGGAAGAGTCAATTCCTGTAGCCTTGTAAAGCTGGTCGGCCAGAACCTCAGCACGGGCGTGAGCGTCCGACTTTGACTGCTTGACGTACCACTGCTGGCCGTTCTCGTCCTCGAAAACCCCACCGGGATTCGAGCCTGCCTGCTCTCCGACCTTCTTCCAGCCGGAAGTGTCGATAGGCTGGAGTTCCGCCATAATGGTTTCACGGTTACGGCGGATAGGGGCGGTAGGAGTCTCGGAAGCTTCAGGGGCTAGAGGTCCGTTACCGTCTTCTTTCTCAGGGCTTGGCTCTGCTGCCTCTTCTGTTCCGCTTCCTCCGGACTCAGGAACGTCACCTGATCCGGAGTCCACGTGAACCTGTCCGCCCTGTTCGTCTCCAGATCCGGCTGGCTCTGTGGTTGCTGGGGCTGCGGTGTCTCCACCGGTTCCTTCGGCTGTTCCGTCATTATCTTCTCCTGTTGCGTAGTTGTTCTCGTTGAGAATCGGGGTTGCCTTGACACGGTAACCCTTCTTACCTGACTCGTTAGTGTACTCTTCTACATGGGTGATGTCAAACTCAAGGTCGCGAGGAAGGACAACCTCATTCTCGTGTTCGAATCCACCACCAACAGAAGTGTAGTCAACCTTGTGGGCCTTGAATCCCTTGGGGAGGTCGATCTCCATGACGACGGGAACGATTTCGGGCAGGCCTGTGTTCGCCACCCAAGACTTGGCAAATTCCTCATCAACACTGGTGGAAGAGAACGCACGGTCGCGCATAACGCCGTTGTTGAGCATGGCGCTGACCATCTCAGCGTTGGCACCGACACCACGGAAGACCTTGGAGTCTTCCTTCAGAGCGCTGCGGTTGAGGATGCTGTCCATTGCGAGAATGGTCTCGGCAACCTTAGGGTTCTGAATGTCCCCACCCTTGCGGAGGGCAAGGTTGGTCTCTACGCTGCTTCCAACGTACTCCTGAATGGCCCCA